CTCAAGGCCGCCAACGCCGAGCGGGAGCGCAAGGCGAAGGAGGAGCAAGGCCAGTTCCAGGAGCTCTACCAGAGCGCCAGCACTGAGCTTGAAACCGCCAAGGCGCAGCTTGCGGAGTTCCAGAAGCGGGAGACCGAGCGTCTGGAGCGCATCACGGCCCAGGCTGCTGAGGCTGCAAAGGCGCTGCCGGAGAACCTGCGGGCGCTGGTGCCGGATGGGCTGAGCCCTGACGCCACGCTGGCCCAGGTGCAGAAGCTGCAAGCGCTGGCCGGGCAGTCCCCCACCGGGACGATGGGCGGCGGCGGAAAGCGCCCCACCAAGGTCCCTGACCACACCCCCGCCGAGAAGGCTGGGGCCGAAGACCTGATGCGGTCTCACCCGCTGATGGACTTTGACACCGCTCTCATGTCATTCCGAGCGCTGAACAAGAAGACTTGACCCCGGCCCATTTGGGCCACTTTCTACAAGAGAGGCCCAAATGGCTGACAACTACGGACTCAAGTACACCGTCCCCCGTGTCTCCTTCCTTCTGGATGCGGACACGGCAGACATCGACGAGGGCGATGCCCTCACCTTCACCGATGCCACCAGCGGCTACGTCAAGAAGGTGGACGCAGCAGCCGAGGCCGTGATGGGCTTCGCCATGCAGAAGGTGGACAGCCCCTCCAGCGATGGCGGTGCCTCCGTGCTGGTCGATACCTCCAAGGAGAGCGTCTACGAGTTCCCCGCCGACGCGGGTAGCGTGACCCAGGCCCTGGTCGGGGCCTCCCTGGACATCGGCGCCGATGGTCGCTCCATCGACATCAACGGCACCGTCACCGCTGACCTCGTGGTTGTTGGTGTGGACACCGACGCCAACACCTGTCTGGTCAAGCGCGCCTGAGCCTGAGCCTTCCCACACTTTGAGGGGCGAAGGCCCCAGGAGAGATCCAAATGGACGTCACCCACATTCCCGAGCTTGCAGTCAAGAGCGCCTACCCCGTGATGATGGAGCAGCACGCCGCAGTGCCCGGTGTCCGCGACCAGATCGCAGACATCCGCTTCATCGACGCCGGCACCATGTACGGCGACAAGGGCACCACCATCATCGGCGGTTCCCGCATGGAGGAGCGCGAGGACGGCGCTGGCTTCGCCCAGGACCGCATGGAGAAGGGCTGGACCTGGCAGATCAAGATCCGCAACTACGGTAAGGAGCTGCCCCTGGACAACCGTCTGGTCGAGGCGTCCACCAGCACCGAGATCGGCAACATCATCGCCGAGTGGGCCGCCAGCGTCGCCAAGAACAGCGCCTACCAGAAGGAGCAGTTTGTCGCTGACCTTCTCCAGAAGGGCACCCTGACCGCTGGTGACAGCATCTTTGACGGGTCCTTCCCCGGCAACGATGACCCCAACCCGCTGTTCATCTACGACGGGCTGCCCCTGTTCGACACCGCCCACACCATCAAGGTGGGCTCCGGCACCTACGCCAACCACGTCGCCTCTTCTGCCCTGACCTCGGCCAACCTGACCTCGGCCAAGGTCCTCATGCAGCAGACCAGCGCCGTGGACGACCGTGGCGAGCGGATTATGAACATGGCTCAGTCCATCATCGTGCCGCCCTCGATGGAGGCCACCGCCCGCGTCCTGCTGAACTCCCAGCAGCTTCCCGGCAGCCCCAACAACGACGTGAACATCCACCAGGGCACCCTGGGTCTGATCGTCAACCCCTTCCTGAGCGACACCGCCAGCGCCTCGGCTTGGTGGCTCAAGATGTCCGAGCCCGGCATCCGCTTCTACGAGCAGCGCGGCGGCCCCGCCGTCCGCGTGTACCAGAAGGAGGAGACCAACCAGACCATCGTGCAGCTCAACGACTACTGGGGTGGCGGCGCGACCAACTGGCGCGGCCTCGGAGCCTTCAACAAGGCTGCATCCTGATCTGACGGCGGTGGTGTGGTGGGCTTCGGTCCACCCGCCCCCACGTCCTCCCCGGCCTCGGTGGTGGGCTGGGAAGGACGAGAGGGCGAACCCAGGGAGACCCAATGGCCTTCACCTACGACCTGAGCACGGACGCGGGCAAGGTGCGCCTCAAGATTGGGGACACCGACGCGGCGGCCTACGTGTTTGAGGATGACGAGATCTCCTACTTCCTGACGGCGGGGGGCTCTGTCGATGGTGGGGCCATCGAGGCATTGCGGGCGCTGCTGACCTCCAGGTCCTACCGGATGAAGCGGGCCACGGTTCAGGGTGTCGCCTACGACGACACCGCCCAGGTTGCCGCTATCAAAGAGGCCCTGGCCCTGCTGGGTGGGGACATGCCCACGGTGGAGCTCACCACGTCCGGGCCGATGCCTTGGGAGCAGCGCCACTTTACTGAGGGTGGCCTGTGAACCTCCCCCGCTCGGCCCTGCTGGACTCCGTAGCGGAGGCGTCCCTGACCGCTGACGTGGATGGGCTGCTGACGCTGGGGGCTGCCCCGGTGTCTGTCTCGTTCGCCACGGACAGCGCGGCGGTGTTGCAGACGGACGGGACCTTCACCCGGACGACGGACACGGACACCATCACCGGGTTTCTGGCGCCGCTGACCTCCAAAGAGATCGACCAGACTCCGGGGGCCTTGGTTGGGGACTCGTGGCTGCTGTTCCCCATCGCGGACGTGTCAAGCGTCCCCGTCGTCCACAGCCGGGCGACCATCGGCTCCACGGTCTGGGAGGTGCTGAGCGTCGGCGTCCCTCCCCTGAGCACTCACTATCGCCTGATGGTGCGCGCCCATGCTTGACGTGAAAGTGAACCAAGACGAGCTAAATCGGGAGATTCGGCATCTGCTGGCCAGAATGCCCGCAAAGCTCCGAGAGCCCGTCGTTAAGAAGTTGGCGTTTGACGTGCTCCAAGACGTGCAGGTCGGGATCTACACGGGCGGGTTCGGCAACCCACGCCGCGTTGACACCGGGCGCTACGTGGGCGGCTGGCGCATGGCTCAGGCCGACCTTGGGATGGGTTCTGTGGACACCCTCGGAGCCTTGCCTGGGGACGGCTATGCCGTAGTCACGACCACCATCGGAAAGACGGTAGCGGTCCTCACCAACGCGGTAGAGTACGCCTCCTACGTCGAGTACGGCACAACCAATATGAAGGCTGGCAACCACGTAGCGGTGGCCCTCCAGCGGGCGGGCGATGACGCATACCAGGTTGTGACCGAACTCATGCGCAAGACGTGGAAGGACTGATGGACGCTTCCAACCGACTGCGCAACGTGCGCCAGACGCTCTACACCTGGCTGGCCACCCTGACCCTCACCGGGACCCCTGCCGTGGTCGTGGATGGGGCTCCAGTGACCTTCAACGGGGCAACGGTGCGCTATCAGATTGAGCCGGTGTCCCAAGTCCTGGCCGCTGTTGATTCAACGGACAACACCTTCCGGGGGCGCGTGCTGCTGGTGGCCGACCTGTTCTTTCCCCTGCCGGGGATTGAGACGGCGGCGGGGATTTACGACCTTGACCAGACGGCTGACGATTTGCGGGATGCCTTCTCGCTGCTGAACGTCCCCTTGAATGACTACAGCGTAGACCCCAACAGCCCCACCACCCTGGACGGGGGGCATGTCCTGCGCTCCCTTGGTCCTGCTCAGTTCTCTCGCCTGTCCCATGTGGACGGCTACCAGCGCGCTCGCGTCTCCGTTGTGGTGATGTGGGACGCCTACCAAACCGCATAGGAGGCCCCACATGGCCGATCTAGACTACGGCTCCAGTGTCCCGCCGTTCATCAAGGCGAACAAGTCCATCAGCCTGGAGGATGGAACCGGCACCCCCGTCACCCTGAGCATCACCGACTACACCGGCGAACTGATGGCCTCCGAGCCCCAGCGCGTCAGCGTGTCCTACAAGCCCAACGGGCGCCGCCCGGCCACGCCCGGCGTGCTGGAGACGGACGACCAGGAGATCGAGCTCACCCTCAAGATTGGGCTCAAGTCCTGGAAGGGCAGCACGACCCACACCCCGCTGGAGTTCATGCGCGGTGAGACGGTCAACGCTCAGGCGCTCACCAGCACCGGGGCCTTTGGCAAGTTCCTGTTCACCCTCGTCCACACCTACAACAACGGCACCACGTCCCAGACCGTCACCTACGAGTACGTGGAGTACGTCAGCGGGACCGAGACCGAGACGGACGGGATCATGTACATCGAGGCGACCTTGCGCGCTCACCAGAACGCGCCCACCTACGCCTGACCCTTAGCGGCGGGGGCTGACGCCCCACCGGGACCACCCGGCAGCCCTCGCCGCTTCACCCTTGGGGCAGTCCGTGGGAGGACACATCATGCGTGGATTCAAGAGCACCGCTACCGTCAACGTCACCATCGAGCGCCCCGGCGCCAGCGTCACCTTGGGGCTTGCCGCCCCGCCGTTTGGGTGGTGGCAGGGCCTCCAGGCCGCATACCCCAAGCCCGTCAAGTACGACAACAAGATGAAGGGTGGGGAGCGCGTCACCGTCGAGGTGCAGGACAAGGCTGGGGAGCGTGAGCGGTGGGACGACCTCGCCGCGCTGGCGCTCGGGAAGGCCCTGCACTGCGCTGGCGAGTTGGAGCAGAACTTCCCTGACCCCCTGCCGGACGTGGGAGGACTCAAGGCGCTGGCCGGGTCCATTCGGAAGGAGCTCGCCGCCGCAAACCTGCGGGACGCTGAGGTGTCCACGCTGGTCCAGGCTGCCCTGAACATCATCCAGGGAGACCTCCCCACCATTGAGGAGGCCAATGCAGCGGGAAACGACTGAGCCCCAGCCATGGCCGCTACACCCAGCGGGCTCTCTTGGTGCTGGCACTGGAAAGCTCCGGGTGCAAGACCGTGGCTGAGTTCGGGGCGCTCCCAGACAACGAGCGGGACCTTTGGGTGGGTAGAGCTCGGACCCGCATAGGCGAGATCACAGCCAACACCCATCCGCCCGAGCGGTAGGAGACATCATGCCCGGCTTTGACTTTGAGATTGGGGCAGACACATCCGCCTTTGAACAGGCGATGCAGAACGACATCCCCAACGCGGCAAAGCGGGCAGCCTCCAAGACTGCCAACGCGGTAGGGGCTGCCCTCAAGGCCGGGCTGGCTGGTGTCGCTGCTGCTGCCACCGCTGCGGGCGGGCTGGGGGCTGCGGTCATCAAGTCCGCGTCTGAGTTTGAGACCCTGAACATGCGGCTTGTGACCCTCATGGGGTCCACTTCTGAGGCCAAGGCCCGCATGGCTGAGCTTGCGGAGTTCGCCGCCGCTACCCCGTTCAGCCTGTCCGGGTTGACTGAGGCAGAGGCCACCCTGCGCGGCTTCGGCGCTGACGCTGAGGCAGCACTCCCCAAGGTGGCAGACCTTGCCGCCGCGATGGGGATGGACCTCGCAGAAGCATCGAGCGCGGTTGGCCGGGCATGGGCTGGCGGCGCTGGTGCGGCTGACGTGCTCCGAGAGCGGGGCGTGCTGGCCGCGATGGAGATGCGGACGGGCATCAAGGCCACGGAGATGTCCCTCACCGACTTCCGTAAGGAGCTGCTGGTCACCCTGGATGACTTTGAGGGCGGCGCGGACACCCTGAGCAAGACCCTTCCGGGCATGATCTCCACCCTGCGCGACGAGTGGGACCAGTTCGCTCGCCAGGTCGCGGACGCTGGGTTCTACGACGCAAGCAAACAGGCGCTTGTGGAGATCCAGGGCCTCATCAACGACAACCGGGAGAGCATTGGGGACCTCGCCCGCGAGACAGGGCGCTGGCTCAAGGGCGCGCTGATGTTCGCCGTTGACCTCACGGGCGATCTGGTGTTGACCTGGCACCAAGTGCGCTTGGCTGTGATGTCAGTGGAGGGGATTGTCCAGGGCCTCCAGGCCAGGACGGCGCAGTACCTGAGCGAGATGCGTCAAGGCATCGCGGACCTGTTGCCGGAAGGGTCTGGTATGCAGCGCTTCATGCAGCAGCAGGCCGACACCATGGCCGCTGAGGCGGAAGCCTACCGCGCGAGCATGAACGCGACCCGCGCCGAGGCTGACGCGGTGAAGGCTCAGATCGCCCGCACACAGGCCGAGGTTGACGGCATCCTCAGCCGCATCGAGAACGCGGACTTTGGCGGGGCTGGCATTGAACGGGCGCAAGCCGAGCAGGCAGACCCAGCCGAGGATCCGCAGGTCAAGCAAGCCGAAGCGGTGACCGAAGAGCTGATTGATTGGGAGCAGCGCCGCCAGGACGCATTGACCACCCTGACCGAGCAGGGGGCCGCTGAACGTCTCCGCATCGAAGAGGAAAACGCCCAGAAGATGGAGGCAATCTCCAGAAAGGGCGCGTCCACGATGGTCTCTATCGTCCAGGAGAGCGCCCGTATGCGCATCGAGGAGGACGCCAGCATGGGCGAAATCCTCCGCAAGCAGGGATTCAAACTGATGGGCGACCTGCTGGCCCAACTTGCCTTCAAGCTGGCTGTGGAGGGTATCTCCAACCTCGCCGCAGGAAACCCCAAGGGCGCTGCCCAGCTTGTAGGAGCTGGCATCGCCGCTGTGGGTGCTGCTGCCGCTTACGCTGGTTCCACGGGCAGCCTTCCCGGCCAAAGCGGCGGGGAGTCCGACTCCAGCGAAGGCGCATCGGCTGGCGACTCAGGCGGCACCCGCACGACCATCAACGGCACGAGCGGCGGCGGTGGGCAGGTCGCGGACGATGGCGGGCTGGCTGAGGCTGGACGGGAGCTCCAGAGGGCCGCAAGGGACCTCATGGCGGCGGCGCGGTCGATGCGGCGCAGTGGAGGCGGCGGGGGTGTTACTGAACTGCTGACAAAGGAGCGCGGGATCTCCGGCCTGCGCCCCAGCTTCCGAGGAGCGTAGACCATGCCCCGCTACCTGATGCCCCCGTCTCCGCTCACTGACCCGTCCAAGGTCCTCTCGGCCACCTCCGAGCGTGGTTCTGCAATCCGGCGGGGTCCACAGCCTGACAGCGGCAACGTGGGCACCCTCAAGCTGACGGCGGAACACACCCTCCCCGGCGTGACGGCTTCCGCGCTGGAGTTCGATATTGAGGGCGGCGGCAACCCTGACGGCTACCTCCCCGGCGGCTCGACCACGGCCAGCGGTGCGCGTGTTCGGTGGCGTGTGAGCGGAGACACCAGCGACGAGACGCGGGCGTGGGTAGACCGCATCTTCACCCGCTACCTGGACGTGGCTGTGGAGTCTGGGGTGTCCACTGCGAACGGGAAGCCCTCCCAACTGCGCCAGTTGACGGACGGGACCTGCGGCTTTGTGGTGGCTCGGTCGGCGGCCTCCAACACGTCCCTGCGGTTTGTCTACAAGAGCGACAGGTTCTCCGACTGGACCAGCGTGACCATCTCGGACAACTCGGTGGATACCCTCCAGTTGACCAGCGCGACCAACCGACCCGGCCTGCTGGTGACGGACTCCGGGCGCCTGATTGCCTACGCTCAGATCGACAGCCCCTATGCGGGCTCCTCCACCGACTTCATCGCGGCGTGGTACTCCGACGACAGCGGCGCTACCTGGAGCGTTCTCTCTCAGGCGGCGGCCACCTTTGCGGGTAGTTGTCATGCTGAATGGTTGGGCGGCGCTGCTGTGCTTGTGGACGCGGGTGGCGCGGTCTGGACCTCCAACTCGGACGGGGTGGCTTTTGTCCAGACGGGCGCGGCCTCCTCCTACTCAAACGCGTACACCGTCAACATGGGCAACGGCTCGGTGCTGGTGTTCGCGGACGACGGCGGGACCACCACCGACATGTTCATCGCGTCGCTTGCGGCGGGGGGCTCGCTTGAGTCTGACAGCGCGTGGCGCCAGGCTGGGATGGGCGCGACCTTTGCGGAGTTCATGGTGGTTCGCGACGATGTGGGGGACCTGTTTTTGGTCGGCATCGCAGACGAGTCCATGGCCTCCGCTGAGTTGTACGCATCCACCGACGGCGGCGCGTCGTGGGTCGATGCCCTGCCGGATGGCGGCTACCGCCTCTTCGGCCTTAGCAATGGAACCCTGAGCCCGGCCCAGACCGTGGAAGGGCTCGCAGGCGGCATGATGGGCGCTGACCTTGTGGTCCTCGGCACGTCGGCAGTCAGCACCAGCGGGACCAGCGGCAACGACGGCAACATCATCGCCATCTACCTCGGCGGCTGGGACGTGGACGTGTCCGAAGAGACCTTCGGCGGGGAGCTCGCGGGAGGCCCTTACGAGTACCACGCAATGCCCATCACCCTGCCGGAGAACACGGGATGGACGCGCAACGACACCAGCGCTGGCGCTACGGCCACCATCGCAAACGGCGGGCTGCGCATTGTATCGTCTGCTGGTGGAAACTCCGAATGGACTGCCCCGGCCTCTTGGACTTCCGGCGGCTCCAGCGGGCTGCGCGCTCGCTTTGTGGTGCAGGTTGCCAGCGGCGGCTCGGTTATAACGGAGCGGTCCCGCATCAAGTTCCAGAAGGGCAATGCTACGGACGGGGTGTGGTTCGTTCTGCGGTTCTCCAGCACGCAGATCCGTGCTGCGGACTCCAGCGGAGCACTTGCCACCGATACGCCCTTTCCCAGCCTTAACCAGCCCATCGAGTTCATCGTGATCTTCGACGCTGACCCCGGCGCAAGCGGGACCGCCACCGTGCTCTACCGGTTCCAGTCGCAAGGCGTAGATGGGGAGTGGACAGTCCTCATGGCAAACCAGACCATCGCCAACGACGCCTCAGCCGCCAACGACGAGATCACCTTTGGCGGGACCAACCCCGGCGCTGTTGATTGGTATGTGAGGTGGTTCGCGCTCTCCGAGGACAACACCGGCATCAACAAGGGGACCGGAGCTCGAGGGCGGGCTCTCTCCAACCAGTCGCCCATGTACATCTACGGCGGGGTCTCCGTTGGGGCCTATGGGACCTCGGGCATTGCCGGGGACTCCTACACGCTGACGCAGGTGGCGGCGTGGCCGAAGGAGGCCGTCTGGGGCGCTGACTCCCCGTCCGAGCAATGCCAGTCCACCACGGACACGTCCCTTTGGCGCATTGTGTTCGACATGGGCGCGAACAACGAGATGTGGGGGGACATTGTTGCGGCGTTCGGGACAAACGTGGCTGAGTTCAAGGTGATGGCCAATGCCACCGACTCCTGGGGCAGCCCCGCGCGCTCGGTGACGGTTGACACGTCCATCCGGTCTGACAGCCTGGACGGGACCGGCCCTGGTTGGGCGGCGCTGGACACCACCGACGAGATGGTCCCGCATGAGTTCGCCAGCAAGGCGGGCAAGCGGTACATGGTCAGCTTCTCAGGCACCGGCAACGCCTACGAGATCACGGACAACACCGCCACGACCCTGATTTGTCGGGACCAGGATCTGAGCAGCGAGACCGGCACGGCCACCATCTACATGAACGCCGGATGGGGCAGCATCAACCTGGACGAGATGCGCTATCTGGCCTTTGAGGTGGCAGCGAACGAGCCCAACCCGGATGGGTACTTCTCCCTGGGTCAGTTGGTGGCCTCCGAGAAGGTCTCCATGAACGTGGGCGACGGCTCAGACGCGGCCTTTGGGTGGCAGCGCGGGACTCGGATCCCCGTCCAGGTCGAAGAGGCTGAGGACGGCTACCAGACCGCCACGGTCATTGGTGGACCCCAAGAGACGCTGCTGCTGCCCATGGTCGAGAGCGTGCAGGAGCTCCGAGACTGGAGCCACGAGGTCTCCGCGCTCCTCCGCTACCTGGACGGGCCGGGCTCGCTTGTGGCCTTGGTGCTGGACAGCACGGAGAGCAGTTTCCACCGCAACGGCGGGCTCTACCGAGTGCAGGGCACCACCGTTTCCGAGACCCACGTCTACGGCAACGCGACGGACACCACGCAGCGCTGGCGCGCCCCCGCCATCTCACTCCGAGAGGTCACCTGATGCCTGGACAGTCCACCCAATACGTGCTCCACGCCAAGCTCCCCGGCTCCGAGGTCTGGGTGGGTGAGGTGCCCGGCCCGGTGACGTGGGCGGCCAGCACGGCGGGGATCCAGGTTGTGCGCGGTTTGGAGATCGCTGAGGCGGTCCTATCCCTTGAAGGTGGCCGCGAGGCTGTGTCCCTTGAGTCGGTGGGGGACGTGTTGGGCATTCTGGATGTCGGCCCCTTTGGCGCTGCGGCGGTCTGTGAGGTT